CGTCGATGAGCAGGGCAATTCCGTGCCGTCGATGATCCTGGGCTCCGCCTACGTCGACCGCGAGAATAACCGCTACGGCGAAGTCGCCGAGTGGCTGAGCCTTCAGGACGACATCAACAAGCGGCATTCGAAGGCCCTGCACGAGATCAACTCAACGCAGACGGTGGCCGAGCAAGGCGCTATCCTGGACGTCGACGAGTTCAAGCGGCAGAAGGCCAGGCCCGACGGTCACATGGAACTGGCGCCCGGTGCTCTTGAGGCTCGGAAATTCCAGTTTGTGGAGCGGCAGCAGCAGGCGGCAGCCAACGTGCAGATGCTGCAGCTCGCGGACGCGGCGTTCGACAAGTCGGGGCCCAACTCGGCGCTGATGGGCACACAGTCGGGGGCGCCATCTGGCCGGGCCATCCGCGCCAATCAGGAAGGCGGGCTGATCGAGATTGAGCCGCTGCGAGATCAGCACAACGATCTCAAACAGCGCGTTTATCAGGCCGTGTGGATGCGCTGCCAACAATTCATCGAAAGCGAGACCTGGATAGAGGTGTCCGACGATCGCGACACTACGCGACAGGTCGGGTTCAATCGGCCTGTGACGGCAGCCGAGCAGCTGGCCGAGGAAGCCCGCGCTCAGGGCATGCCCGACGACGAGATTGCAGCCCGGCTCGACGAGGCCGACCAGGACCCGGAACTGTCGCAGCAACTGCGGCAGGTGGTGGCGGCCGAGGGCGTGATCGCCGAGCTCGACGTCGACATCATCATTGAGCCGGCATCTGAGAGCATCAACATGGCGCACGAGGCATTCGAGTTCGTGGCGCAAGATCCGACGATGCCATTCGAGGTCAAGCTGGAGCTGTGGCCTGGCACGTCGAAGCAAAAACAGCGCATCCGCGACCTGTTGGCCAAGATGCGGGAGGGCAATGCCAAGGCCGAAGCCGAGGCCGCGGCGCTCAAGGCCGACAACCTTAAGGCGGACACCGAGGGCAAGCGGGCGCGGGCTAAGAAGGACATGGCCGACGCCGACGAGGCAGAGCTGACGACACGCATGGCCCCCGCGGAGATGGCTGGGTCGGCCATGGCAGAACCGCCGCCAAGCGCACCGGCTCCGCAAAGCGCCTACGCGGTCGCATGAGGCGCAGCCGTCATTCCGGCAGCGTCCGCCGCCGGGGTTCAATTTCGCCGCGTCCTGGACCGATTCAAGGCCAGGAGAGCGGTGCACAGCATCAGTTTCGAGCGTAGAGCCCGCCGCCGGGGCCAATCGGGCGTTTGTTCGCGTTGCGTTCGCGAGTGCCGCCGCCGGGTCAACGGGCGATGACAGCACGCCGCCGGTGCCAATCGGGCGACACGAGAGAGCCAATGGACAACACCGAGCACGACGACGTCGAGGGCGACGAGCCCGAGGCGAGCGACGACGCATACCAGTCACGTGACCTGTCGGCCCTGTTGAGCCGGGAGCCCCGCACCAGCGGCGCACCGGATGAGGGCACGGGCGAAGCGCCAGCAGCACCGACCGACCGCAAGCCGGGTCCCGCCGAGGGATCACCGGCAGACGAACCGGCCGCAGCTGACGCAAAGGACGCGCCGCCGGCGTCCGACGACGGTCCAGCGAACTGGCGGGAAGCCCGAACGGCTCTCAAATCAGTGACGGAGCGCAACAAGGAGCTGGAGCGGCAGATCGCTGACCTCACCCGCAAGGTGATGTCGTCGGAGCAGCCGCGCGCCGAGCAGGACATTCCCGACCCCCTCATCGACCAGAAGGGGTTTACCGAATACCTGGAGGCCCAGCGTTTCACGGATCGGGTGGAGCTGACCCGCGAGCTGATGATCGACAGCGTGGGCGAGGAGAAGTTCGCAGCCGCCGAGGCCGCGTTCATCCAAGCCGCCGCCGCCGACCCGAAGCTCGGGGAGCAGCTGCGCCGGTCTCCGAACCCGGCGAAGTTTGCGTATCAGGCGGGCTCAAAGATGCTCGAAAGCCGCGCGGACCCCGTCAAGGACCGCGAGGCGCTAGAGGCCGAGATCACGGCCAAGGTGCTCGCCAAGCTGGGCATCAAGGATGGAGCGGCCGTAGCCGCTGCACCGACCAAGGCCGCACCGCGCACCGTCACACCTACATCGCTGGCCGACGCTCGCTCCGTCGCCGGTCCCGCAGCGGGGCCGCAATGGGAGGGGCCAAGGCCGCTGTCATCACTCATAGGACGCAGGAGATAGGCCATGGATTCCCGGCCCGCAAAAGGCATGCGCGTAGAGCAGTGGGACGACGAGTTTTTCGAGGAGTACGTCCAGGACAACAAGTTCGCGCCCTTCATGGGGACCAACGAGAACGCCATCATCCAAGTGAAGGAAGACCTCAAGGCCAAGAAGGGCAACAAGGTCAACTTCAACCTCGTCAACCGGCTGCAGAACGCCATGGTGACCGGCTCCAACGTGCTGGAAGGCAACGAGGAGCGGATGGACACCCGCAACGACAAGGTCGAGGTCGACAAGCGTCGTGCTGGCGTCCGCATGTCTGAAATGGACGAACAGGCGTCGGCCATCGACCTGCGCATGGCCGGCCGGTCAGTGCTCATGACCAGGACCATGGAGGACACGCGCGACCTGATCATCGATGCGCTGGGCTCCGTCTGGTACAACGGCCAGGTGCTCAACTACGCCGCCGCGTCGGAGACCGCCAAGGATGCTTGGCTTGCCGCCAACGCCGATCGTGTGCTGTTCGGCGCCAGCAAGGCCAACAACTCGGGCAACGATCATTCCGCGTCGCTCGCGAACATCGATAACACCGCCGACAAGCTGCTCTCGCCAGCCCTCAAGCTGATGAAGCGGCTCGCCCTGCAGGCCAACCCAAAGATCAAGCCAATCCGCATCGAGAAGGACAAGCGGTTCTATGTGGTCGTGGCCGGCACCCGGACCTTCCGGGATCTGTCGGAGGACACGACGATCAAGGCCGCCCAGCGCGAGACGGTCTCGGTCAAGCACAACAACCCGATCTGGGAAGGTGGCGACCTGTTCTATGACGGCATGATCATCAAGGAGGTCGATGATCTCCCGGTGTATGCCGGCGTGGGTGCGGGTGCCATCGACGTGGCGCCGGTCTACCTGCTCGGCGCCCAGGCGATCGGCATGGCGTGGGCCAAGCGCTGGCGTTCGCGCACCAAGGACTTCGACTATGGCGACAAGTACGGCATCGCCATGGACGGCATCTATGGTGTCAAGAAGCTGTTCTTTGGCACCGGCGTGGACGAGGACGAGGAGGACATGAGCGACGCCAAGCAGCACGGCGTGCTCACCGGCTACTTCGCCGCTGTCGACGACGCCTGATCTGGCGCCTGATCCAACGGAGGCCAGCCGATAGGGGCTGGCCTCTTTCGTCACAACTCGACCTCACAGGATTAACACCATGACCGCAGAGACCCTGACGGGCGCCCGCGCCACCAAGCGCGCGCTCAAGAGCACGTTTGGCATCCAGAATGCCGGCGCGCTCATGCCGCTGTTCGGCTGGTATCCGATCGCGGCCAACGTGGAAGACGGCGACATCTTCGAGATGCTCTGGATTCCGCGCAACACGATCATTTTCGGCGGCCATCTGGCGTCCGCCGATCTCGATAGCGGGACCGAGGCCATCGACCTGGATCTCGGCTGGGCGGCCAACGGCGGCGAAAGCACCGATGGCTACACGTTCCCGCACGAGGTTGGCTCCGACGCCGACGTCGCGGCCACGAATGCCACGCTATTCAACGCCGGCTATCAGGCCGACCCGGACGGCTTCGGCAACTTCGGCGTGCTGACCGGTGACGCGATCACCGATCTGATGGCGGCGGGCACCAACTACCGCCCGATCGTGCTGCCGACGCCGCTGTTCTTCAGCCGCGATACCAAGGTGCAGATCGAGGCCAACGCCGCTGCTGCCACGTTCGTGGCGGGCGACGTGAGCGTGCTGCTGTTCGGTATGCGCGTCTGATCGGAACGACCATAGCGGCCGGGCATCGCGCCCGGCCGTTTCCCCTCATCTTCAAGGACGTTACATGACCAAGCTCATTGTCACCTTTACCGGAGATCCGCAGAGCCAGCCCGGCCGCAAACGCGGTGGGCCGGCCGATCCCGAGACAATCACCGCCTACGGCCTGACGTTCGAACTGGGCGAGCCCGTTGCGCTGGAGTTCTCGACGCCCGGCGCCGAACGCATCCTGGCCAAGCTCCGCGGCAACTCGCATTTCACGATCGAGGAGCCCAGCGCTGACGGTGCACCCAAGAGCAAGGCTAAGGGCCGCGGGAAGAGCAAGCCGGCCGACGAGGACGAGGACACGCCCGTCGAATAGTCCAGCACCCGCAACCCGTCCAAAGCCAGGAGAGGCAGCATGGCCGCGCCGACGCCGAAAACCCGCCAGGATCTTGCCGGCGCGGCATTGCGGGAAATCCGCGTGCTGCGGGCGGGCGAGGCACCTACCGACGTGCAGAAGGCGCAATCTGACCAGAAATACGACGCCATCTATGCCGAGCTCGGCGTGGTTGGCGTCGCGTTCTGGGATGCCGACGAGATCCCTGTCGCGGTGTTCGATCCGATCACGATGCTGGTCGCACAGCGGCTGGCGCCGTCGTTCGGCAAGGACTATGCGGCCGGTGATGCAATGCAGCGGCTATACGTGGTGGCGGCAAAGCCGTGGTCGGGACAGACCGTCAAGGCGCTGTACTACTGATGGCCATCAGACCACTTTCGCTGCCCTACGAAAGCAGCCCCGGCCGGTTCGGACAAGACGGGGACCCGCGTCTGATCAACGTCTACGCCGAGAAGCGCGGCACGGCGGAACGGGCCGCCAAACAGCAATGGTCCCACTACGCCGCGCCGGGCCTGCGCGCGTGGTCCACGGTGGCGGGGCAGGTCGGTTGCCGCGGCCTGTTCGCCGTCGATGCCGCGCGAATGATCGGCGTCATTGGGCAGAGGATCATCAGCTTCGACGCATTCGGCAGCCAGACCGATCTGGGCGGCATGCTGGGATCAAGCGGCGTGTTCTTCGCGCGCAATCTAAAGTCGCCCAACGCGCAAATTGTGATCGTCGGCGACAGTCAAAACAAGGTCATAGAGGGCAGCACGCTGGCCAGCATCACAGACCCAGACTTGCCGCCGGCTCATTCCTGCGATTTCTTGAACCGCTACGTTCTATTTTTTCATTCGTCGGGGCGTTTCTCTTATTCTGACATCAACGCGGCCGACAGCATCGCGGCGCTGTCCTTCTACTTGGCCGAAGGCAAGCCCGACGGCCTTGTCCGCGGCAAGGTGTTCGGGAACCAGGTGTGGCTGTTTGGCGAGGAAAGCGTTGAAATATGGGGTCTCACCGAAAACGTCGACAATCCGTTCCGACGCCTGGAGGGCACCTATATCGATCTCGGCTGCATTGCCCCCCACTCTGTCGTGCAAATCGGCAATCGGATGGCCTGGATCGCAAACGATTTCACAGTGCGGATTGCGGCGGGATACGAAACTGAGGTGATATCGACGCACCAGGTCTCGGCGGCGATCGCGGCGCTGGTCGACAAAACCACGATAGAGGCCAACGTGGTGACGGTGCGCGGCCACCAGTTCCTGCGGCTCAATTCATCGGCCTGGACGTGGGTGCTGAACCTCACGCAAGGCTATGGCTTGTGGCACGAGGAAACGAGCATCGGGCTGACGCGCAGACGGTCGTCCTTTGGCGCACGCTTCGCCGGCAAGTACATCACCGGAGACACGCAGAGCGGAGCTTTGTGGTCCTGGGACGCCGACCACGGCGTCGACGGCGACAGCGCGCTTATCTGCCGAGTGGTGACAGCGCCGCAGCACGTCTACCCCGGCGAGGTGGAGTTCAACGCGCTGTATGTCGACGGGATTGCAGGATCGGGCCTCAACACGCCATCAAACGCGGTGACGCTCGATCCGGTCATGATGGTGCGGGACAGCGACGACGGCGGCTCGAGCTGGTCGAACGAAATCCAACTTCCGATCGGGCGGCAGGGGCAGACAAAGACACGCACGGTTGCGCACCAGCTGGGCACCAGCGGCGAGGACGGCCGCCAATTTGAATTCCGCTGGGATGCGGCAGCCAACAAGGCGATCGTGTCGGCCGCCGTTGACGCAGAAGCGGTGGCGCCATGAAAAAAAAAGCCTACGACATGCCGCAGGGCACGCGGCTGGCGACGGACAGCGGTCAAGCAACGCCACCATGGCACAATTACTTGCGCGGCATTCAGGACGTCTCTGGCCGAGTGGCGACGGCTGTCGAGCCGCTTGATGCCGGCGCCTCGACGGCGGCCACCATCTCCAAGGTCAACGAGCTGATCGCTGCCCTGCAGGCGGCCGGCCTGATGCGAGAGAGCTGATGAACCCATTTACGATGATGGCGGTGGCCGGCGCTGGTGCGTCGATCCTGCAGGGCATTGTTGGCGCCAAGGGCGCCAAGGACGCAGCCAAGCGGCAAATGGAGGCGACGGCCAACGGGGGCCGGCTGTTCGACGAGCAGGCAGGCCGGGCGGAGGGGTTCGTCGATGCCGGTGCTGATCGAGCGCTCGGCTATGTCGCCCCCTATGCCACGGCAGGAACCGACGCACTGAAGTTGTACCGCGACGCTATAGGCGTCAACGGCCGACCGGCGCAGCAGGGCTATTATGACGGGTTCATGGACGACCCTGGCTTCAACGCGGCGCTGGACACCGGGCGGCAGCAGCTGG